TGACGGTATTCGGGGGCAAGTTTTGCTAGGGCTGTGAGGTTGCCACCGTAAGCCTTTTCTAATGCTTTTGTGACGGTCTCTAGTGGCAGACCTTTTTGCGCTGCAAGGTCGAATGCTTGAGACGCTAATTTTTGGGCGTGGGCAACATCGCCAGTAGCCCTCACAAGGCCAGCGAATGCCGGGCGTAACTCATCATCAGTAATTCCAAGTGCTTTACCCTGTGCAGTAATCCAATCTTCGACGCTTGCTATCTGTGCGTCGTTTGCACCTGTTGTTGCTTTGAGTTGACGTGCTAGTTCTGCTTGCGCTGCAGCGTCTTCCATAGCGCCCTTGACAGCATCACCTAGGACAACAGCCAAACCAGCCAAGGCTGCAGCTGCAGGGACGGCTGCTTTCTTGATAGCAAAGTTGGCTTTAGCGCCTACAGTCTCAAGGCTGTTGAACTCTTTAATGGCTTTGTCAATGCCTTTGGAGTTGAACTCGGAAACAATGGGAATGTAAACAGCCATTAGCCGAGTGTCCTGTTTACCTGGTTGAGCACTTGCTCAATGGCCTGCAAAATGTCTTTGGTGGCTTGGCCATAGATGTATTCACGCTCACGCCACATGCCACGCTGGGCAGGGCCGTAGGCCGTGGTGAGGTATGCAGAGAATTGGCCTGTGTCGCCACGCAACCCTGCCATGTCAAAAATTGCACCACCGGCATCTTTCTGTAGCAACGTCACTAAAGGCGATGAGCCACGCTGACTACGGCCACCTACCTGAATGGTCACACCCTTGCGTACTTTCTTAGGGTCATACGAAAGACGGCCTGAGCCCTTTTTAGAGGGTGCCATACCTGATAGGGGTGGCTGTGCAGGGTAGGTCATAGAAACGCGACTAACCATCTCAGCACCACTGGCCTTGATCTGGTTTACAGCTTTGAACTTGGTTTTACTGTCAATCTTTTGCAGTTCAGCCAGCGCTGCCTTCAGGCCGTAAATCTCGGTGCTTGCTGTAACGCTCATTTAGCCTTTTTCCTCTGCTCATTGATAATACTAATGCAGGTGTTCAGGTCGGGTACATCAAACTCTATTTGTGGTGGCCACCAGCCACACTCGACTAGCAGTGTTGCTAGGGAATGTCGGTAGGTGCCACCTCGGTAGGGTTTGCGTCTGGTTGCTCAATCACCTCAAGATTGACAAGCTGCTTGATGAAGTCGTCAAGCATCAGAGGCACAGTCACTGCACCTTGCTGTTTGCTTGCCTCGTGAGCCATGTATGCCAGATCCTCAATACCGAGGCCACCATCTTGTATTTGGCTAATTTTGCGCTTGTATTTGCGCTCCCACATAACGATTGTGTAGAGGTTCGTGGTAACTGTGTAGTCACCCGAGCCGATGTTTACGAGCATGGTTAGTTGCATGTCGGGTCTGCTTTCTGTTTAGGTTTTAGGCTGGTGGCGTAATGTCGCGTGCGAAGGTTCCACCGGTAAAAGTTACTTCAATCATTGACAGCTCACCGTATGAGCCTGTGATTGGTGTGAACGATGCGAGGAATGCGTTAGTAACTGTGTACTCAGGGTTAGACGCTGACTCTGATGCGCCAGCAGGCGAAATGGTAATCACAGAAGTGCCGGTACCAAGTGCTGCAGTCAATGCTGCTTCAACAGAGCTTGAACCGTAAGAGGCGTAGCACGTCAATGTAACCTCGACCTGTTGAAGCCCTTTAACGAACAGGTGCCCAGTATCTCCAAAGCTAGTGCTTTCAAGAGCGTCAAAGCCCACGGAAATTGAGGCTGATGAGGTGACCGAGGTTGCGTCAAATAGGGTGCCTGCAGTAACAGGAAGAATCGTTACAGTCGGGTTTGTGAGATAGGTGGTAGTGCTGGTGGCCATGTCTGTCCTTTGGTGTTAGGTGTTGTCGGCCACCAGTGATGCTTTCATTATGTCAGATTTTACTAGGGCAGGTGAGCATTAAAGGTATGCAGCCTGCAAAGAGATTTGTAGATCGTAGGCAGGGAACTCTTGCCCTCCGATACTGGCAAGCCCTGGCCTGCCATCAGTCACTGCCACGTTCTTATCAAGTAGTGCAGCTGCGATTGCGAGCAACGGTCTGAGGGTATCTAGGTTGCCTGGGCCAATACCGATGACGCGCACAGGGAAACGCATCGTCACGATTTTGTTGTTAAAAGCCTCAAAGGTAGGGGCATCGATAAAGCAACAATTCGAATTTAGGTTTCTTGGGTCAGTGACAACTCTCAAGCCACTAATGGTGGCCAGCGTGGTGGCTAGGTCGTCTATGGCCTCATTAAACAGGTCGGTGTACGCCATTACGCAACAGCAGGCCTATCAATACCTAGCAACTGTTTCACCATCGGTGTGAACGCATTGGTGGTAATTGCTTGGCCCATAGCATCAAAGCTTGCAAATTGATCGATGCTGCCACGCTGCCTAAAATACGCGCCAGCCAGCATTATTGTGCCAAGCGTGCAATCACCCGATGGGCTAGTGCTAAGGCTGTCGTAATAGCCTGCCTCTTGCCTACGGCGATAGGCGACCTGATTACCGGCAGAAACACACTGTGCCAAAAAAGTTGTTTCATCGGCACTAAGTGGGCTGGGTAGTCCGAGCCATAACTGCACATTGGCGCTCGATACCCACGTGCATGTTTGCGTGTAGGTCAGGGTGCCAGGTGGTATTGCTGCAGAGCGTTCTAGATCAGTGTCGGCATCGTAAAACATAACCTGGTTAGGTATCGGCACATCAGGGTCGAGTAGCAGGTCACCTTCAGAGTCTGTGCCTGTGTACAGGTACTGAGGCAATGCGTAAACAGTGTGTGTGCCGTTGAGGCTGTGGCCTACACCAGCAAGGGTGATGCTTTCACCAATGGCAATGTCGGTTGCCTCAAGTGTTTGCACAACAGCGTAATTATCTAGACGCTGATGAAAGATGACTGAGTATGTAGCCATGATTGGCTATCGCCTTTCGGGTTAGGCGACTACGATGCCTTGAATGAAGCTTGACTTGGCTACGAAAGTAGCGAAGTACTGATGAATCGAAAGCGTGCGGCCCAATGTAGATGGGTTTTCGAAGCTCTGCAAAGAAGCGCCAGATTCGTAAATTTCAAAGCCTGGTGCGTACACAACAAGCATGGTGCCTGCAGCAAAGTTGTTGTCAACAACAAGGTCAAGACCAAATACGTCCATTGCGTTGTAAGCAAGGCCACCTACGCGACCAATGCTGTTTTGCCCCATAACACCATTGGTGGTGTAACCAAGCACGGGACGCTTTGAACCGTCAAGCTGTTGGCCTAATTTCTGCCATACATCTGGTGACACGCACAAGTGAGTTGGGAAGAAGTTGCTGTCCTCGGTGATTTCGCGTGCTGCGTCATACAAAGACTCAATCAAGCTTGATGGGTCGTTTGCTGAGACAGTCCATGTTGAACCTGATGCTGTTTTACCAGCAACAAGTGCATCGGCTGCAATGTCGTCCGTTTTGATCAATACTTCGCCAGCAAGGTCATTCAATACAAGCTGCAATGCTGCAGGGTCTGTAAAGTCAATGTCTTGCTGTGAAAGCGTGACTTGGCCAGCAACAGTTGCTTTAGTAACTGTGTTAGACGCAATGACCATTGTGGTGGCAGACACTGCATCGAGCTGATTTGTTTGTACGGCTGCACTGGTGTGTGTCGTAATTGTTGGACGAATGAACTGGCGTGATGGTGTTGCTGGCATTGCGCGAGCGCCAAATGCTGAAACGACAGGACGCACGAAGTTTAGATCCTGAAAGAGAGTCCCGAGCACGTTGAGGTTCAAGAGGCCCGGGGTGTCGCCTGTGACAATGTCGCCAGCTGCAGCCTGCAATGCAGTCTGATTACGGCGTTGTGCTTGCTTGAAAGCGTCATTTACTTTGGCGAAAGTGTCGCCACCGATGTGGTATGCAGCGAGCACTTCTGATGCTGATGGCATAGCAAACTCGCGCTTAGGCTGAGCAAAAACTGTAGATGCTTCGATTACTTCTGGGGCTGGTGTTTCTGACACTGGGTTCTCCTGTGGCTCTAGGGGTTCAGGAGTGTCGGCTTCCTCTTTTGTATTATCGCTTATTTCCTCATCTGATGTGGGGATACTTGCTGCTACATCTGTGATGGTAGCACCTGCGAACGCTGGCTGTGGCACTAATGAGAGCTCTAACCAGTTTGCTGCAGTCACAATCATTACGCCGTTTTGGTCAATCTCAAACTCGGTTGGATTTACGCCAACGCTCACTGAGTCGAGCACGCCATCGGCTGCTAAAACAAGTGCCTCATCACCTAACGCTGTGGTGCTGATTTTTGCTGTAAAAAGCATGCCGTCTGGGGTGTCCTCGCGTGCCGTGACAATGCCAATGGCCTGGGTGCTGTCGTGGTACATGTACAGTTTTGGGTTTTTGCCATCGACAGGTAGTGAGCCTGGGGCAAACATAACTTCGGTGCCGTCATTGACTGTGGCTACCACGTTGTATGGCGCTGCGATACCGGTGATTGTTCGGCGTGGCGTGCCATCGGCTGCTGCTGCATCGATGCTTATTGCTGTGGCGTTAAACCTGATCATGCTAATTCCTCTTGGGTGTTTTCTTGGGGCATGTCGGGGCTGTCCATTTTGTCTGCTGCGTAATTCTCAACGAGGTACTCATCTGCATCAAACTTTACATAAGTTCCTCGAGGTAAAACGTTGTTTTGGCTCAATGTTGCTGCGATGCAATCGGCGTAGGCCTTGACACCAAAGATGTAAAGGTCTGCTCGGGCTTGCTCGGACGATTGGTACGAGTAGGAGCCTGTGCTTACGCCCACCAAATAGGGGGGCACATTTGTGAGGCGTGCACATTCAAGCGCCTGGTAGTTGGCTGCATCGATTAGGAGCATTTTGTCGGGGGTTGCTGTTGTCTCGGTGTAGCTCAAAAACTCGTTGAGTGCAGCTGTCTGATTGGTGGCGCGTGCAGCGTTGAACGCTGACGCTAGATCAGCAAGCTCGGTGGCGCTCAAAGGCTCACCACCTGTTTGCTTCAAAACACCAGCAGGTATTGACGATTCAGCATTTCTATAGCGTGCTGCTTCAAGCTTCAATGCTGTGGCAACGGTCTGCTCAGACATGTAAACGATGCCTTGCACTGGGCTTAGGAATTGCACCAGGTCTTTAGGGTCGAGCATGTTGCCCTGAAAGTAAACCTGCTTTGATGGGGCAAACCACACAGGGCCATCTTGGTCGGTAGTGGTAATTGAGCCTGCTGGTAAACGTGTGAACGCTGTCGGGTATCCGTCTTGAGTGCGTGCTGTGATGTACCAAAATGCACGGCCATAGAAAAAGAGATCGTCGAATGTCCACGCCATAAGGAATGGGTAGGTAACGCTCGGGTCGGGTTGGCGAAGCCAAGTGCGTGGGGCAATGTTTACTTGCTCCATCTCATCACCATTCCACATTTCGTTATACATCTTGAGAGGCATACAGGCAATGACCGAGGCCATAAGATCACGTGCTCGTGAGATGGTTGCCACGCTCATAGCCCTGTTGCGTGCTGGGCCTTCAAGGTATGTGTAGTACTGGCCAATTAGGTTTACGCCAGCCTGGTTAGGTGAGTAACCACCAGAGGCTGCAGCCTTTGCCGGTGCAGGTGAGATTGCTGCTTTATTGACTCGGTTAAATAGCGCCATGTTGGGATTATCTCACATTTTCTTAGTGGGGGGTGGCACTGCCCTAGGCAATTCCCGACAGAAAGCCCAGGACAGCACCAAATGTCATCTTAGCGATTTACCACAACGAGCATTGGCTTACCACCTTGTTTTGGTCGTGACGCTAAAGCCGATGCAAAGATGGTGAGGCGTGCCAGCTCGACGGGGCCAGGTGAACGCTTACTGCTAATCACGAGTGAGTTTTGCTGGGTGATTGCTACTGCTCTGTTCATTTGTTCAGCAAGGTTTTGTTGGCCCTGGTGCACAAGTCTGCCATCATTGATCATGCCTTTGACTAGTGATGTGTAGCGCATTAACTCGCCGTAGCCAACAACTTTTTTACGCCTTTCTAAAGACAGTGGCACATGGTTTTCAAGTGGTGGTGTGACAGCCAACATGATCGAGGGATTTTCACAGGCCTTCAGCAGAGCCTGTTGCATCTCGGGTAGTGAGCCAACTACAAACTCCACAGTGATATGAGCAACGCCTACATCATCTACGGCAGCGCGAACAGCCGAATATCTTGAGCCATCAATACTTGTGTCCACTGCTATCCAGCCTCCCTCGGGCCCTGGGATATCAGACATGCACTGCTCCCACTCGCCAGGTTGCAACCAGCAAGCATCAGCATTGACAAACTGGTTGAGAGAGCCACGCAAGAAAGATGACCTGTCAGGGTGCTCAGCATCGGCGAGTAAGGACTCTAACTCGAGTGTGACACCGAGCGCTGGGTTAGCCCAGCCCCACCAGCGTGTGTCCATAACATCTACACCTGGTGGTGGTGACCATTCAGCGAAATAAAACTGCCCCTGGCGTTTGTCGTCAATGAGCTGTAGCCCTTGTTCTCGGTAGCGCAACATCGCAACGGAAGCCTCAGTACCGGCAGTCGAGGTCATCAGCATGATTGGTGAGCCACCAGCTGTGCGCATGTTGCGTGCCTTCATCGTTGGCCGTAGCGAATGGGCGAGCACGTTGTCCTCAACTGCGTACACCTCGTCCACCCAAATAAAATCTGCGCTAAGGCCCATACCAGCCGAGGGTGTCGCAGCCTTGACAAGCCAGCGAGAACCATCGGGCATGTCGCAAGTGTTACGGCCATACGCACGTTTCAGTGTCGCCCCAAAATATTCCTGCAAAATTGGAGCCACCACCTCAAATTGGCGAACAGCAAGCGACAATTCATGCGCCGAGTTCACCACGGTCTGTGGCTTGCCACGCAACTTAGCAATAGAAGTAAGCCACGCCCCAATACACGCCTGGCCTAAAACCGTTTTGCCGTTTTGACGCGCAACAGAAATAAGCGCTGCACGATTGATTAGATCACCGGTATCAGGCTCAGCCTCAAAGACACCATCGATGGCGTAGAGCTGCCAATCCATCAGCTCGACCTTCATGTACTTGCTCGCAAACTCGGCAACCAAATCTGCGTAAAGAGAAAACCCTTTTCGAGCCGTTTCCAATCTGGGCTGAGTCCGACCAATCCCAGCAAGCCCTGGCTGGTTCGCGCCAGTTGTCGCCAGTTCGCTTCCCTTTGGGGATATATGGCCTAAACGCTTGCTCGGGGTTGTTTGTTGCTCCAAAAAAATGGGGTTTTCGGTTTTTTCGCCGTTGTGGGGTTTTGCGTTGAGGGCTTGGTTGCGTGTTTGCTGGCGTTGTGCTGTCTTGCGATTGACATAAATGGCTCCTCGTTTGGCGTTGCATGTGGGGCATGAGGGTACGAGGTTGCTAAGGCTGTCATCTCCACCGGCGTCATGCTCGAGTAGGTGGTCTGCTTGAAATGTTTTGTCCCAGGGCTTACCACACCAATGGCAATCTGGGTGTCCTTCCAAGAGCGCGGCTCTGTTGGCTCTGTATTGTGCTGTGGTTTTTCTGTTGCCTGCCATGCGTGTGTGTCCTTGTCGGGTGGTCTTGGGCTTATGTTACTAGCGCCCCTCGCTTCGCATCGGGTTGCTCTCGGTTGCTACTGCGAATCTTGTGGTTTGTGCCAGCCCCCACTTTCAGTATGTAACTGTGGCAGGTGGTTTGTGTAGGACGGTCAGCCATTCGCGTTTTAGTAGTTCGTACTCTGCACAGTGGCTTCTCCTAACAGCCCTTCAGGTCAAGTCATCTCAGGTGGTTAGGCGCACTGCTCTACCCTCGTTCCCGAGTGTTATGCCAACACAGTGCAATTCCGTATGTGGCCGTGGTCGTATGTAGTTGTTTAGTCTTTGCGCAGTTTTAGTATCGCTGCAATGCCGATGCAGAATAGCAGGCCATACCAAAAGTTAATCACTGTGGCCCTAAGCGTTTTGCTATGGCTTGCAGGTGCTGTGGTCGCCATACGTGGTATTCCCCACCGGCAGTCAAGATTGCCTCGCCCCAGTCGAGCTGGTGTTCACTTAGTCTGCCCAGGTCTGTTTTAAGTTCTGCAAAGATGAGGCCACGGCCACGCATAGACACAAGAACTAAATCGGGGAAGCCACGGCCATCAGAACGCCATACACCAGGCCTAACCATTTTGGGTGACGCGTGAAAGATTAGCCAGCCTTGCATTTTGGCTATGCGTATCACCTGGTCTTGAAAGATGGCCTCTGACGCTTCAGTCATGGGTGGCATTGTTTAACTGCTTTACGAGTTGTCGGTTTATTGCCATGAGCCTGCCACATTCCTCTGCGAGCACGCTGAGTTGTTTTGCCATGTTGCCTACACAGTCGCAGTTAGGGTCGCTGTTTAGTTTGGCTTCACAGTCGGGGTAGTGGTAGTGCCCATTAAGGCCGTAGGGCATCATTTTTTGCTTGCCTGACCTAGTAGAAGCCCAGTCATGAACACGCTAAACACCATGATGACGAGGCCTATGAACTCAGTCATTATCGACCTTCCAAAGCGCTGCAAGTTGAATTGTTAGTTCGTCAAGCCGTGTTTGCATTAGCCCCACTTTTATTGACTCTTTGTAGAGCATTGCCTGTAGGGACTCGACTTTACGAAGTAGTTCGTTGCGTTCGTTAGTTACATCAGACAGATGATCGCGCAATGTGCCGTTGTCGCTCAAAATGGCTCCTCCTCGGGCAGTGGGATTTCCTCGGGTTCATTATTCTTGAGGGCTTCAATGGCCTTGCTGATTTTGAACTTGTCCCACGATGCCAGGTCTAATGGTGGCAACTTGCCAGCCTCTTTGAGCAGTTTCTTATAAAGCCACACCTGTTTATCAGTTGGTGCGTTTGCTGGGCGCTCAGTAGTGACACCATCAGAGCTGGTAGTCGTGGTCATGCGCTGAACTTTGCCCATTTCCTCACGGCTAGGTTTCTTAGTCCAATCGCTAGGCCCAAGCCCATGCGCTGCTATTGAAATAGCTCGGCCTGTGGCACTTGTACACGCATTCTCTACTCGACTAGTGGCGTTCACGCCGCGATCAGATAAATGCTCCTCAGCAAAGTCCACAGCTGATGGTTGAGCATCGTTTATGTCTCGCCACACTGTTGCTTTCACTAAAACTCGTTTGCCATCATCGTGCACTATCTCGCAGTGAATAGCGCCATTTGAATAGGTCTCGTAGAAACGCTGGATTCTGCTGGCTACGGGCTCGTATGACTCAAGATCAAAGCCCACCGGCATACACCCTTTCCAGACGAGCAATTTCTGTGCTCAACGATTGTGCCTGGGCTTGCAAAACATCAATAATTTCGAGCAGTTCGCACTGTCTGCAATCCATCTTGGGAAACCAAGTGCTAAGGCCGTGGTTGCATTTGTCGTGGTGCTGCATCTTTTTGTGATTCAGCGATGGGTGCATTATTGCAAATGCTTCCTCAATGTCCATGTCGGGTGTTCCTTTTCTAACGCTTGCAGCGTCTTATTTTTATAACAGATGGGTGGTTAGATTTGCATAGGTCATCGTTTAGGCCGTTGCAGTTATTTTTTATAGCGCCCCAGCCGTACAGCCCTACAGGCCAGCGATAGCGCCCATTTTCGGTGTGGCCTTTGTAGGCAATCCGATCGACAATGCGAGCCTGCTGGGCAAATGTGAGCAAGTGGGCTTTACGGTCTGAAGTGTGGGCCCAATTGTTCCAGGTCTGCCTGTAAATGCCAAAAGCAGAAACATACGAGCGCGTCCTGTGTTGCGTATTATTGCCTGTCTCACATTGGGCAAGCTTCACATACCATTTCCGACTCATGGGGTGATTCCATTCGTCTTTTGCCTCGGCTGGTGTCGCCATTAGAGCTGTCGAGAGTATTGCTATAACCATTATTTTTTTCAATCCTCAAAAACCTCGGTAGGCAATCCCCACGTGCCCCAAGTTTCATACCTGGTGGCCACTTGGGCCTGCACGATCAGATTTGTTTCAGGGTCTATAAACACCTGTACTAGTAATTTCCTGTTGGCCGATACTAACGGTATGTAGGTGTAGACCTTTAGCTTTTGGCTCACCGGTGGTTCCACCAAATGAGCAGGGCACAGGTCGTGCCTACGCCACAGGCAAAGCCAAAAAGGCTAGACCACCAAAAAATAGCGTCTGCGCTCATGACATGGCCTTTACAGCGTCTATGCCTTGCTGGGTAATTGCACACACAATGCCCTGAGAGCCACTCAGGAGGGCTCTACGCGCGCCTGTGTCCTGAATTAGTCCCAGTGTGCGCAAATCGCTGCAGCGCTTCCAATAGCCCTTTATATCGTGACCGTCTAAAACGGCTCGAGCGCCTGCTTCCTCATCGGTCAGGCCAAGAGTGGCGTAAAAATACTGGCGTAGCAGTATGGCTCGGTGGCTTCCTACTCGTAACGGCTTGATCTGCCTGCTGGTTTCAGGGTCGGTGTCCCTGAATAGTGGTAGGTCTGTAAAAAGCATGTCGGTGCTCCCTCTGGTAGTTGGTTTTTTTACCATAGCAAAAACAAATTGCTATTGGTGGATACCTATGGTTTGGCTGGTTTCGGTAAGGCTCGCCACGCTGCCTCGAGGGCTTTAGCGTCTTTGGCCATGTCCATCTCAAGCTCATAATGTAACCAGCACCCACCTGTGCCGGCGCTTTCCTCAGCGTTGGCATAGACCTTTACGCCTTTGGTGCCTTCGCCACGTGAACAACGATAGCCACGGCCAAACTCGCCGTATTTGTAGTCATGCAGCTCGACTAAACCAATGGCCTCGGAATGTTCGATGAGCCAATCCCATAGCTCTTTAGCGTCTGCACGACCTGCGCGTGTTGGTGGATACCCCACATCGCCTGCGACTCCAAGACTGTGCACAGACAAGGTTTTTTTGCCTCGCATGTTGCGCACTACCCATGTGCCCAAATTGGTAAATGATGGGTAGCGCCGTTTGCATAGATCCATAAACTTTTCGGTGCCTGGCAGTTTGCCTTTGCCTGGTTCGGTCACTGGGTAGTAGGGATACTTACGAGGCACGGCCAAATGCCTTGTCTGCTGGGTTGAAGTAACGCATCGCTGTTGGGATGGCTGCAGCCCAGACTGCGTTAAGTGTTGCTGTAGGGCTTTGTGTCGCTGTGTAGGTGGCTACTGCGCTGGCGAGTAGTGAGCGTCCGTATGAGGCGATTAGTGCTTTGTGTTCTGTTGTGAGGGTCATTCTGTGTCCTTTGTTGGTGGTTTGGCTGGTCCTTTGATTCCGTTCGAAGCGAGCAACGATGAGAGCGCCCCTGAGAGAAATAACATCATTGGACTGAGGAGCGCCCACGCACTTTTGTCATTTTCTGAAACCTCTAGAGGCTGTACCACGAATAAAAGTCCGAATAGCAGAGCCCCTGTGGATGCCACAAATGTGACTGACAGTGTGATGCCTACGATGAGTATCAGTCGAGCTTTGATTTGGTCGTTTGTGTAGCGTTCTTTAGGCACAACGGCCACCACCGATTTGTACTTGTGTTCCGATGGTTTCGGGGGCTTTGTTTTTGATGCGTTCGCAGTTGACTCTTGTACGGTCTGAGCAGCTGCTGAGGGTGATGGCGAGCAGGCTAATCAGGGCTAGGCGTTTCATGCGCTAATTTCCATTAGCACGATTGTTGATACTGCGCTGCCTTCCTGCACAATGCAGGCTGCAGTGTTGTTTGGGTTCATAAATGTCGTTTTGTAGGTAGTTGCGCTAGTTGTTGCTGGCTCGTCAAGGTAAGAAATTGAAGCGCTCGCCCCATTGCTTTCTGCGTTGCCTGTGTAAAGAAACAAATCTCCACTCATTTTTGCAATAGTAGTTGCGCCGCGCACCAACCTAATGTTCATACGGTTTTCAGCGTTAGCGCTGCTCTTGAAACAACCATTTTGCGACACCATTACTAGCACCTTGCTAGAACTTGATTGAGGCGTGATGGAGGCTGTAAGGCTTGTGTCTGCAAATGTGCTGGTGTTGTTTGTCGTGGCTGTGCTAGTTGAGCCATAGACCACCTGTAACACACGAAACGCCCCTCTCAGGTCATTCACATACGCAGCAGTAAGCACATTGCCTGTGGTCTGCGATGCCGGAAGATTAGTAGGTGTAGCCATGTCAGTATCCTAACTTGTTGGAATCGAGGACGCCGAAAGCAAGGCTATCCAAAATGAAAAACACTAGCGCCTCCGACGAAACCAAATTGAAAGTAAAACGAGACTGCTCAGGCGTAGCCGTAACCGTAGAACCCTCAACAAAAACGTCATAACCATCAGAACGCAAAATCAGCCCACAACGGCGACCAGTACCAGCCTCCTTCGCGGCCTGAATCGCTACGTTATTAGTCTGAACCTCAGACATAACAGAAATAGTGCTAGGCACCTGTTCCTGTACTTGCAAAGTAGCCAGCAAATAATCAGCAAGGCTTTGAGACTGGTTCAAATCTTTGTCAAAAGTCTGCACAGTATAAACGCGCTTGCCAGTGCCAGACGAAACAGACGCTAACCCTTTAGGCTCGACAACTGTTTGCTCAAAGAAAGAGTCAGCCATAGATCTGAAAACAACCGTGTCAAATTTAGATGTTTCTTCAATTGTAACGCCAGTGCCATCTGTAAAAACACCAATAACTGGTTGCCCTGAATAATCGTTACGGCCATACCAGTCAATGACGGCTTCGTTTTGACCCGACAAATAACCTTGCTCGGTTTGCATTAACTGGTTCAACAAAGTCAGCACATTGGTGTTTGGTGCTGACTGTGCAGAAACAAGAGCACCTGTGTCCACGCCGTTCAAAATCAAAGATGAACCGAAAGCGTCAGCAAGCACAGCCTCAGCTGCGCCGAACGCAGTTAAGCCAGAACCCCAACTAAACGAGTCGCTAGTCAAGCCACGCCCGGCAATGGCAAGCGAATCCTCGCAAGAGATTTTGTAGGTGTCCATGGCCGATACAAAGCCATAAGTAATTTGGACATCTGCAACGATGCCGTAAAACATCGTAAAGTCGTCAATTCCTTGACTGGCAACAATTTCTATTTGCTGACCAATTTCTATAGTTGGAAGCGCCGAAACGTTACGACCTTCGATGACTGCCGTAGCGCCTCGAAAGACATCTGTGATTTGCTGGCGACCTCTAGTAATAGTGATGTTTTGAACATCGGTAATGTTTGTTAGAGCGTCATAGATTACGCTCCACGAGTAGCGAGCCATTACGACACCCGAATTGGTACTGAACCGTTACGGAACATGTAAGTGCGAAGGGCATCTACTACTGCGTTGGGGTCTGCACTGGTCACGTTAATGTTGACAGTTGTGCCACCACCCATCTGGCCCATACGATCTAACGGTATGACAGCCTCTGGGCCTTTCTCGCCAATCATGGCAAGCATTCCACCGGGCGTGTTCACAACTCCACCGTCAGCCATTGCTGGGATAGTGTCAAACCTTGATTTGTCTGCACCTGATGGGCCTCGACTTTCGCCCAGTCTGCCAAAAGCAACGTCAGCAACTAGCGAAATGTCTTTGAGTCCGGGTATTGCGTTATAACCACGAATCAATGCGTTTATCACTTTTATCCATGAGTTCGCTAAAAATTCAAAATAGGCAATGATGGAGTTAATGACCACGTTGACAAGGTTTCGGAATCCTTCAAACTTTTTGTAGGCGACACCAAGACCGACAACTAGCAGAGCGATGCCTGCAGCGATGAGGCTGAATGGGTTGAGCGCCATGGCAACATTGACTGCCATGATTGACAGTGCAACTGCACCGATTGCTGCAGCGATAATGGTGAACGCTGTCGGGTTGTTTTGCGCCCAATTTCCGAAAGCCTGAAGCGCAGGAAGCGCAGCCTCAAGGACTGGAAGTAATGCACTACCGACAGATTCTTTGGTTTCGTTCATTGCAACTTGGAAACGTTTGAACTTGCCTTCGGCAGTGTTCGCTGCGACTGTTGCAGCGCCATCTGTGGCAAGGCCGATGGCATACATAACGTCTTCAAACGATGCGCCGTCTTTTATCATTTGACGGTATTCGGGGGCAAGTTTTGCTAGGGCTGTGAGGTTGCCACCGTAAGCCTTTTCTAATGCTTTTGTGACGGTCTCTAGTGGCAGACCTTTTTGCGCTGCAAGGTCGAATGCTTGAGACGCTA